CTATTTATGACTAATAGCAGATCCAATTTTATTAATAGCGTTATTCAATTCTGATTTCATTTCATCAGTAACATGAGTATAAACTGCTAATGTAGTGCGTGGTTCATTATGGCCAACACGCTCCATGATTGCTTTTAATGGTACATTAGCCTCTGCTAGAAATGAAATATGTGTATGTCTGAATGTGTGTGAACTAATTGGTTTGTGAAAATCAACTTTCTTTAATATTTTATTTACAAAGTGTACATCAAATGGATAACCACCATCTGTTACAAAGATATAATCAGTTTTTGCAAAACGCGGTTTCCATAATTGTTTTGATTTATTCATTGTAATAAAATGATTAATTATTTGTTTTGCTCTAGCATCTAAGGATACCTTTCTAATTGAATAGATGTTTTTAGGCGATGATCTAATAGCCTCGTTTTTTAAACTACCATAAGAAGATAAAGAGGCATTCACATCAATTTCGGATTTTCCCTCATCATAATCTTGAACACGCAACGCTACCATTTCGCCAAAGCGTAAACCTGTTAAGGATTGAAATTCACATAATAGGGCAACAGTAGGATTGATAGCTTCTAATTTTTTCAGTAAAGAATTTAGTTCCTTTTTGGTTAGAAATTTATCACGCTGCCGTTGTACCTTTTCTACATTCAGAACAGGCTTCTGCAGTTCGATATTATCAAAGAATGAAATATCATGAATAAATTCCATACGGCGCGCATATCTGAATGTTTGTCTAATAAGGCTTAGTATGGCCTTAGTGTAAGAATAGGAGTGCTGTTGTGCAATGATATCCAGTGTATTTTGTAATATATAAGTACTTACATTACCTATTAAAATATCAGAAGGCACATATTCTAATAGCTTGGCTTTGTAGACACGATAGTTTCTTTGTGTAGATGCTTTTCTGAAAGATTCTTTTGACATAAGATATTTGTCTATTAATTCCTCTAAGGTCATCTCCATAGCCGTGTTAGTATTGGTTGCCTTATCTATCAAGGCCTGTAATTCTAATTGTGCTGCTTTTTGTGCTTGCCTACTTTTGGTGGCATAAGTAACGGATACACGTTTAGTCTTACCACTATATGGGCAAGTATAGCGTTCCATGAATCTATATTTTATAGTACCATCTTTTGTAGTACGTTCTTCTATCCACATAAAAAGACCTCCTAGTCTAAAATGGTATAGTAAATAAGCCTTAGAGGTATGTTATAATGTAAATATGAGGTGTCTCTAAGGCATCTATCCTCTATCTAGTAGTAGCTAGATAGAGGCTTTTTTATTTTGTCTAATATTTTTCTGTATATTGGACTATTAAAAAATATAGTCCAATATAATGCGATATATTGGACTATAAAAATATATAGTCTAAAAAAGATTAAAATATTAGACTTAACTATCTATAATACTTAATAATTTTGGACAAATAAATGTTCTGTTTTTAGCTTTATCTGAACTAATTAAAATATCTTGATCTACCATTTTATTCAACAGTGTAAATACAGTTTGTTTACTAGCATTGATTTCTTCGATAAGTTGTTTACTTGTAAATATAGGATGCTGGAAAATAAAATCTAAAATTGGGATGAAGTAATATGATTTTATAGAATCACCTAAAGATTTAAATTGCTCATATAAAGATAAGATATTTAAAGCTTTTTTGGTATTGTTATGAGATTCAGTAATTATGCCACTTAGGAAGAAATAAATCCAAGATACCCAATTATTATTTTTAGATATATTTGCTAAATTATGAATGTATTCATCACGATTCCGTTCGAAGTAAGAACTCATATAGAATATAGGAGATGGAATTATTCCACGATAATAAAAGAATAAAGGAATTAGTAATCTGCCTATACGACCATTTCCATCTTCAAATGGGTGAATCATTTCAAATTGTGCATGGATAATAGCAGCTTGAATTAATGGGTTTATCTCATCATAGTGTAAATACGTTTCTAGATTAGACATATAAGAATCTGTTAGTTGAGGGGAAACTGGAGTATAAGAAATAAAATCATAGCCACCAATATAGTTCTGTAACTTTTTAAAATCCCCTGGATGTTTAGTAGAACCACGAACATTATCTAGAAGAATGGCATGCATTTCTTTAATAATTTTTATTGTTAAGGGTTCTTTGCTATTAGGATTTGACAATTGATTATATGGTGAAATTGTATCTAATGCATGTTTTAATGCAGAACGATAATTGAGGATTTCTTTTAACTCATCATCCTGAATATCAGTTTGGTTGCCAGCTTCATGATTAAGAATATCTTCAAGAGTTGCGTGTGTACCTTCTAATTTAGAAGATAATACAGCCTCTTGTGTAGTAATAGGTGATAAAAGCAAAACAGGATTAGGCGTATTCACTAAAAAGCCTTTATATTCACCTAGAGCCATATTTGCTTCTGAAGATAATTTAATTAATTCAGGAGTGAGTAAATTAAAAGTATCAAAAGGTAAACGTTGAGGTTCGTATGGTGGGGGTGCAGATCTACGTAATTCTGCAAGCCTTTCATCAGTAATATTAGACATAAAAGTTATCTCCTAAAAATAAGCAACCATAAGTAAACAGTAATTATTATAAAACATGATGATAGAAATCTATATCATTTTCTATTGGCGCAGAGTAAGAGGCATTTTTTATTTTAGTTAGCTGAATATGTTTTGATAATATATTGCCCACAATTACAACGATAAATAGATTTATCTGTAGTATCATCCATATGGATATGTAGCTGTTCTTTTAACTTAGGCAATGGATTATTACATTTACTACAGGTTAGTTCGTCATTTTTGATATACACACCACTATAACGAATGCCGTCTATATCGACGGCTTGTAAATTACCATCGTCTAAGGCTGATAATTCTGATAGAGCGTATATATTATCTAACATCTCTTTGTCAGCATCAGCTTCATCAATGAAATTAATTTTAATATTATCCATGAAAGTTAATTCTCCCTGTGTCTTTTAATTCTTCTAATCCGTGAGGAACTCCAACGGCTTTGGCTAAGTTGCATAGACTAGTGCAGTCATGATCCATAATCAGTTCGTCTGGTAATAATAACTCAACAGCGAATGCATTGGCTTGCCGTTCTAGTTTATTAGTGCAGTAAAATGTTTGGGCTCGTAAAAATGGAACATTCGCATCTTGATGCAATAACGCATGACCAAGTTCATGGGCACATACAAACCGCTGCAGATGATAAGGTACATTGTCATTAATATGGATAGTCCACATACGAAAATGACAATCACAGTACCCAAGTAATTTCCCTAAGCTTTCAAAAGAAATCATAATATCAAGACATTTACACAACTCAAAAGGGTCATTGGTATTATGTGTAGTAACTAACTCTCTAACAATCCCCTTAATATCCATTGGCATCACTCCGATTCAGAATTTTTATATTTGTGAGGGGTGAATTTTTTTTGTGCTCGTTTTTTAGCGGTACGGATGGACATTTCTAATGATTCTTTTAAAAGCTCTCTAGTGATATCGTCCATTTCCTCACCGCCGTTATAAAAGGCAAGGGCTGCATCTGAATTTAAATCATCTAAAATAGATTGCAACCTTTTTTGAATATCTCGTTCTACACGAGGAGTAAATTCTTTTTGTGTGGTTGCAAATCGTGGATCTAAATCAGATTTTTCAAGTTTCAATGCATCCGCGATTTTTTGAATAGTACCAGCATTAGGCGTTGAGCGCATAGCGAAATATCCAGATAAAGTTGATGCGGGTATTCCTGTTAATTGTGAAAGCTCACCTTGTGTCATATGAGATGTATATTTTTTTAGGTTTTCAGATATTTCTTTACGAATTTTTCTATCAAAATCACTAAGTTGATTCCTTGCCATAAGCGAGTTCTCCTTTCTAAACTATCTATATTATAACGAATAAAATCGTTAAAATCAATATAAACAGAAAATAAAAACGATAAAATTCGTAGTTAAATTCACGGAATTTGTTGACGTAACGAATAAACTCGTTTATATTAGTGTTAAGGAGGTGATGAAATGGTAATCACTTTAGAATCAGCACGTATCAATGCAGGATACAGTCAAAAGGAAGCTGGCGACTTGTTTGGTGTGCATTATCAGACTATCGCTAAATGGGAAGAGGATAATACAAAAATGCCATTTGATATGGTGAATAAGATTCCTGAAGTATATGGTATTGAACATAATCATATTTTTTTTGGCATTAAAAACGAGTTTATTCGTTCTATCAGAAAGACCGCAGAAACCTATAAGAAATAAAAGGAGATTATCAAATGAACAGTAAAAAAGAGCCACATAATGCGGCTCTTATAAAAGGTATTGCTATTAAGTTTGCATTTCTTCTTATGAAGGTAATGGCAACTCTAGTTATTTTAGCAATCACAAATAAACTTGCTATTATGGCTGGGACTTTAGATAAGTCAATAATGTTTTTAGGTGGCTATATATTAGGGCAATACATGATGAAGGATTGGAATGAGATCATACCCAAAGAATTTCAAAAGGAGTATGGCCCAATAGATTAGTTGAAAGAAAAGATTAACTAATTTCATTGCTTTTAATTCTGAATTAAGACCTAAAAAAGTAGTCAGTCGCTTTGGCAACCAAACAAAGGATTCAATCCAATAAATAGGGTTAATACATTGCCGTACTTGAAATTTATAATATCCTATTGCCTCTTCCATTGTTTGTAAAATTGCTGAAGCAAAATCTTCTCTTTTAGATGGGAATTGGTCCATAACATAAGCCTGACCAGTAGCAATTTGCCCGTAACCGAGTAGTTGACTATAAGCAATCATTTTGGCCGGGACAACAGCAACCAAGCTTAATACTTCAGATTTGTAATGCTGAATATTAAACGTTACTTCGGATTTATTAAGCCACTCAACATATAAATTATATATTTTGTTAGTTCTATACCACTTATATAGGTTAGTTAATAAAATAATACAAATTATGCCCAAAAATATAAGAATACATGACACTAAATCAAAACTCATATAATCACCTCCTTTCATAGGATGTGCCAAAATACGTTATCAAACCTAAATCACGGAATTGAGCGATACCAGAGGATTTCGCTGATTGAAGCATTGGGCTATTAGCTAAATTTGGTGCTAATGCTAAAGCTCCTTGCGTCTTAGAATTAACAGAAAAGGCTTTAGTGAATGGAGTAATATTCATTTCCATAGCTTTAGACAAAATACTATTTGGGGTGCTTAAACTTCTAAATTGTGGGTTAACCACCAAGATGTTATCGCAAAGGCTTTTTATCCTTTACTTCTACTGGTTACCAAGTAGTTCAGCATATGTCATTATCCTATCAAGAAACATTATACATGAAGAAATAATGAAAATAAAACAAAGAGGTGAAATCAAATGAAAGATTTAAGACAACCAATGAATGATGGCCAATTACGATTGGTTGAAGATTTATATAAAGAGCCAATTGTAATGGAAGTGATTTCCTTATTAAAACAAAAAGAAGGACTTACATATGCAGGGGCAAATGAAATCCTTCTTAGTGTTTCTACTGTATTAGAGTATGAAGCTACTTATCTTTCAAAGTTACCACTGAATAAAGACTAGTAGAGGATATAAACGAGGAATACATATGAAGAAAACAAAGAAAAAAAGAAAATCACCACGTATAACAATCAAGATACATGGTGATTTAAATATGGATAAGTTAGTTAGGTTTTTTAAAATCGCCAATAGAAACAGCAGTTACTAGCGATGTATTCAAAAGGAATGACCCTAGATTATGAGTACCATTAGGAGTAATTAGTTGAATGTCTTTAAGTAGGATAGAATCCTTGTCAAATATCATATGACGATCTGGATTAGGTATGAAATTTTTGTTGGCTGCTTTTTCAGAGCTTTCTAAAAATTGATAAAGAACTTTTGCCTGTGGATTTAGATCATCACTAAAAACAGGGAGCGCAGATAACAGGCCATGGTTTGTAAGAAGTAATAATCTATTATCTTTTAATTCTTTCATATCTAAAAACATAGCAAAGGAAACTATTTTTGTATGCATATCCATAATTTCACCTCCTTTCAAGGTAATTATAGCACTAGGGAAGGCGATACGAAGGAGAATCAAATGAAAAAATTAAAGAACTAATTAAAAACAGACTAAAAGAGGTATTAACAGTCCCACATAAAGATGATGTAGATGAACAATTGCGTTCACATGCAGTAAAGACATATATCAGCTCAATCATTATGATAGATGACTATATGAAAGAAGAGCAAACCAATAAATGATTTGCTCAACAGGATTTAATCTAAATAGTTAAGAGGAAACACAAATGGAAAAGAATGGTAATGCATTAATGAATGAAATGCGAAAAGAGGTTAGTCAAATACGAATTATTAAATTGATTGAAGCTAAGAACCTTATTAAAGAAGTAATACATTATGATCCAATTGAAAAATCAAAATATAAAACGATAGTTAATATGATTGATGAAGTAATTGTGGATGAACTTAAAGTCCAAGAAAACCATATAAATAAAACTACAAATAAAGTAGAAGTCATTACTAATCCTAAGCTAAAAGAACATATGAAGTTAGCACTAAATAGTAACTCGTTAGAGTATGACAATAGATTATCTAGTGATGAGGCTGTAAATCATTTAGCAGATACATTTATTCAAATGAAAAACATTATGGACAGAGTAGCAATTGAAGATTGTTGGTACTCGAAAGCATTTTTGGAAGAAGTAGAAAATGCCCTTATTACAATGGCTGTAATAAAGGCATATGGAATTGGGAAAAAATCTGAACGTTATTTAGGTGTTGTTAGGAAAGTATTAAGAGAAAAAGAGGGTATCTAAATGAATAAAAAAGAAGAGCCACATAATGAGGCTCAAAAAAATGGATTATATTTAAATATTTTGATGCTTTGAAATATAAAGAAAATCAATCTACAGAGGAAACATTACAAGACATAAGATATTGCACAAGGATTAATATAGTAATGTTTGTGATTGCAGCACTACTAACAATTCTAAATATTATGAGAATATATTAGCAAATTAGAAAAAGAAGAGGTGAAAAATGAAAAGCGAAGTAGCAAACCTAAAGGAAAAAGCAAATTGTATTAGGCAAGATACATTAATAGTTAAAATCAATGCTAGCAGTACATTATCAAAGTTGAATGAAATCATAGAAAAAGCGGATGAGATAAGAAAAGAGCACAATTGCAATTGCACTCTTTTCATCAAAATAATTTAAGCATTAATAGTTGCTATAATAAACAACTACAACTTCATTCATTAGTGTGGATACAGAGATATCACCAATGAATCGAATGCTAATTGCAGAACTTAATAAGAAAAAATCGTTAAAATTTGTATATTTAGTCTCTTTATCTCCGTGAGAAACAATAATTTCTTTTAAATTAGGGACTGCAATTTCAAATCCACTTTTAAATTTAATTACTGCGGTCATATAATCACCTCCCTTCAAGCTAATTATAGCACTAAGAGAGGAGATAAAGAGGAAGCATAAATGAAAGAAATTCAATTAAAAATAATCAAGGAAAAAACAATTAAGAAGATTAGATCCTTAATGGAGTGTAAAGAATTTGCAAGTAATGGCAAACATGTACAAAAGTATGTTTCCGCATTAAAGTTCATGCAAAACACAGAGCAAATAACAATTGAAGAAAATGAAATGGAATTACTTAGCGAATTGATAGGTCGTTGTTTATATCAATTATTAGAAAATCAAACAGATGATAACTCAGAAGCTTTTGAAAAATATTTAATTGCATTAGGAGTGCTAGAAGGATGGGAAACAAAAGAGGATAAAGAAAAAGAGGCACTTCAAAGAAATGTATCGAGATTATTTACTACTCGTCCTTAAATGAACCACTAATCAAAAGCAAAAGTAATTGAACTATTAATGGTGCAAGGATTTGATGAAAGAAATATTTGGCAATAACTTGAACTGGTTGATTTGCGAAGTCAGGAAAAGTCAAGCGAAACCAAGTGATAAACTTTGTATCTTTTGATAGTGCTTCAATTGTAGTACTTTCGATATCTGTTAAAGTTTCATCAGCATATAGATCTAGTATAGAAGGTTCTGTGATATCCAAAGCATCCATGTCAAGTATTTCGATGATGCTTTGAGTTGGAAGCGTAGCATTTAAGTCCTGCAATGTTTTTTGAAATGCCATAAGTTCTCTCCATGGAGCGCAATCCATTGGTGAAACAGAAGGGAAGATAGCATTATGCATTGGAATCATTGAGGCTTTTATCAATTTGCTTACTTGTAAAGCCGGAGCATAAACCGATGATGCTTGTTGCACAAACTGAAAATAGGAAGAAGTTGCCATCTTTAACTGTGCTTGTAGAGCTCTGGAAGGGGCATATAATTCTTCAATAAATTTTTGTTGTTGTTCTAATGATTTATAAAAATTGTCATTGGCAATTTCATCCAATCGAACCATACAATCACCTCCTTTCAAGGTGATTATACCAATTATAAAAATAAGATGAAATAGAAAGGAATATGTAGTTATGGAAAGTGTTCAACCTAAATATGTGCCTATTAGCACATTAGCTAAGATATGGGGACGTAGCAAAATGTACATTTATAGGCGGATTGATATGATCCGCAATGAAGGAAGGTTTGACGAAATTTGTATGCAGTTGGGGCCGCAGCAGACTTTAGTTCATGTAGACAAATTTGAAGCATGGATGAAAGGGCAGCATATGAAGTGGTTAAAGGGGGCGTAACAATGAGAACTAAGTTAGACATTATCACTAATATACAGTTAGTGCTATGGGTAATGATTCTAGGACTATGTGGAGGCATAGAGTTTCTACATGGCTGGAATATATTATTAAACGTTTTGATGATGCTTTTAACAGGGGCGATCATATTCCTATTAGGCACATTAAAGGAGGTAATTATATATGAAAACAAAAGAACAAGGCCTATCACTGTTAGGAAGATATCTAAAGTTCAATGAGGAAGAGATAGAACTACTAAGAGAAAAGATTAGTTCAATAACTTATAACAGAAAAGGCGGACTACTAAATTTTTCAATTCTAGGAAATGGAAGAATCATTTTTCTAAAACAAAAACAAGATGGTTGGAATATTAGAATTACAGGGAATGGTCCTATACGAGAAGGTGATATATCACTAATGGAATCAGTTAGGTACAACATATGGAGTGAATTAAATGAATAAACCATATTGTGCAATCTGTAATGAAGAAAATAAAAAAAGCCGTGCCTACATTTACTGTAGACAGGCTAAAGGGGCTATATGTATGGAACATTGCGATGCATGTCAGTATTTAGAAGTTGAAAAAGGGGACATGCATTGCAAGTATCCAAGACAAAAAGAAAAGGCCACTAATTAAAGCAGCCAATTCATGTACGTAAATTACGTAACTAACCTAATGTAATTATATCATACATGGAGCGATAAAGATAGGAAATACCTGTTATAGAGGTGTTTCCTAATTAACTAGATATAACATATTAATAAATCGACCATGGAGAGTAGTTACATGAGAAAACGTAAAAAGGTCATATCTAAAAATATGATAGAGGTACTTGATCATCACACATCAAGAACATACAGAAAGAATGGCAAGCGTGTAAAAAAGAAAAACATCACACCAGAAGCTATGAAAAAGCAAAATGAAAAACAAGCAGAAGCAATGCTGCGTATGTTGATTGATAACAATTTCAATACAAATGATTGTTATCTTACTCTTACATATAAAGAACAGCCAGCTACATGGGAAGATGCAAAGAAAGATATGCAGAATTTTATGAGACGGTTAAAACGTAGATATAAAAAACTGGGTAAGGAATTAAAGTACATCTATATTGCAGAGGGAAAAACAAGAATCCACTTTCACATGATCATCAATAATGCTGAATTGTATTCAGATGAAATCAATGAACTTTGGCCACATGGTATGCATAAGCTGATGTTGTATCAAGGTAGGGCAGAAGATGCAATTAGATTGGCAAGTTATTTTGTAAAAGAAAAAAGGAGTGCATGTTATTCAGAAAAAGAAGATGCATTTAAGCGTAGATGGAATAGTAGCAAGAATTTAGAAAAGCCGAAAGTGAAAACGGAAATTCTAAAACCAAGCGAATGGAGAGATTATATTCAGCCACCTAAAGGATATTACGTAGAAACAGATAGCATAGTTGAATCAGTATCTGATGAAGGATATCCTTATAGATTTTACAGATTAATAAGACTTGAGGAGGGTAAACATGGCACTACTAGGAATAGGCATTGTGATAGGGGTAATGCTAGGAGTATCAATAATGGCATTATGCGTAATTAGTAAAGAATGTGAAAAATGGGAGGAAGAATTAAATGATAAACGTAAATGAGGTATTTTTAAGCGGTAATGTAGTAACGGATGCAGAGCTAAGATATACAAAGACAGGAAAGCCAGTACTTACATTTAGAATGGCAACCAATAAATATGTAAACGAGCAACAAACAACACAGTATCACAATATTGTATGTTGGGTTGATGCGGAACTTTACAGTGGGTTACGTAAAGGTGATTTTGTAGCAGTAAATGGCGAATTAAGAACTAGATCCTACGAAAAAGACGGAAGTAAAAGATACATCACAGAGATTGTAGTCAAAAATCTTACATATGGACTTAAACAAAATGAAAGCGGAGCAAGTAATTTTGAAAATGGATTTGTAGATGATGATGAAACAATTCCATTCTAGGAGGGAATATGCGAAGAGGTAGACCAAAAAAAATATGTAGTCATTCATTTGGACCAGCAAAAAGCGGTGCATTATGGGTGAAAGCATCTTGCCCTAAGGGGAAAACATCAATAAAAGTATTCAAAGGTAAAATTGCAGGTACATTACATTGGCTAAAAAAGGAAGAATGTAAAGATTGTCCTGCATATGCTCCAATAAAGATTTATAGAACATAAAAAATATATGCTGAATTGATGCGGCAAGCAAATAAAACAGGATAGGCGGTATATCCGCCATTTCCTAAAAGCTGTATTGATAAATCACCTACACAGGTAGAAATGAGGAGGCAACATGAGACCGCTCATATATAAAGGCCTTAGATTAGGAATAAATAAAACAGAATGGGTAAGCAGTGATGAGATAAAACAAAGCTACTCACAAATAAGATTATTAGCAGTAGAAAATGATATATATGCATGGTTACCGATTGAGGACGGAACACTATGCAGAGGAAGCGAAGCAAAAGACACGCTAGGAAAAAGAATATACGAAAAGGACCATATAGAGTTTGATTGCCAATCAATACAAGACAAACCAATAGTAGGGGAAGTATATTACAGCGTTGATAAATACCAATGGAGATGCAAGGCAATTAACCAGCAGAACACAACACAAAGTGATGCGGTATTAGATTTTGACTTAGCATTTGTATTGAACAATGGAAAAGTTAAAGTGGTAGGTAATAGATTAGAGGGATATGAGCATGAATGACAGATATAGAAATGTATGTAAAGCACATGATCATATAGTAAAGTGCAGAACAAAGTAAGGGAAAAGAATAACGAACGAATTAAAAGAATGGGAGATAACTAAAAGTGAAAGTTAAAGAGTTAATTAAAAAATTAGAACAAATTCAAAATAAAGATGTAGAAGTATTTGTACTAAACCAATTTGATGGATTTAGCAAAATATATGAAGTAGAACCATTTAATAATTGTGCAGCCATTTCAGGCGATATAAAAAGTGAAGAGCTATATGGAATGCCTGCAGTAGAAGCCGTAAGATATGGTGGGCAAGTTACTGTATCAGATTATTGGATTGCACCACATGATAGTTTTGAGGAAGCAAAAGCATATTTGGCGCAACTAGCTAGTGAAGGTGAAGATGATGAATTTGTAGTAGGTAAGGCAGTAAAATGTCATTTTCCTGTAATCTATGTAGATGAAATCATAGATAATGATAGAGAGTTACATGAACAGGATTATGGGCATACAGATTATTTATCAGATGTCACACGAAAGCAGAAAAACGATTTAGAAACGATGCTAACAATGACATACAAAAAATGGTTAGAGATAAACCATTTAGAAAGTAATGCATATGGACTGGAAGATGAAGTGTTGTTTAGATTAAATCCAATTACAGGGGAATATGAAGAGTATAAAAGTTATACAAACAAGCGTGCACTAAGGGGGTTGTAAGATGATTAGAGTGTTAAGTGTATCATTTGGAGAATATACTAAAGTAACATATATAAAACATAACGGAAGATGTGATGAAACATATCAATTAAAAACAAAAGACCTGCACAGACCAGAAATGATACGTCAATACGAAAAAATGAAAGAACTATTTTTGCAATGGTTTCCAACATTTAAGTTTTCAGCCAACATGTATTACATGGTAGGAATGGGAATTAAATACAACAAGCATGACGATGGATTAATTGATAAAGTAAAAGTAACAGGTGGTTTAGAAAATAAAGCAGGTAGTTTGTGTAAGGTAGTGAGTGAATGGTTACCAGTAGGAATAAGTGAAAACAAAATAATCATGGAGTTTCTAAAAGAGGTAGCAATGTTTGTAAATGGAGAGCGTGCGCAAGCCAAGCTCTTTGAAAATACAGAAATAGAAGAGAGTTTAGATGCCATTGATGCGGATGATAGTCATGTATTTCATGTGAATGATCTACAACCAAAAGGAGTAGCACAATGACAGGACAATTAATATATGTAGCACATCCATATGGGGGAGAAGGAAAAAACAAAGCATCCATAGATGACATTATGAAAGATTTAGTATTGAAAGATAAATACAATACATATCTCTCACCAATACATAACTTTTCTATGGTTTACTTTGAAAAAAGGTATGCAAAGGGACTAGAGATTTGTTTAGACATGTTAGACAAATGCTCAATCTTAATATTGTGTGGTGATTGGCAAAAATCAAGAGGGTGTATTGGTGAATGGGCATTTGCAAAAGCGATGGGGCATAAAATATATACGCTTGATGAATGGAAAGCATACATTGAAACACAAGGGGATATTAGTAGATGACAGGAAGGGAATATTTAAATCAAATTCGTGATACAGATTTAAATATTAGGTGTAAGGAGAGAGAAATATTTAGATTGCGACAAGACATAATGAGCCTTCAAGCAATCGATTATAGCAAGGATAGAATTACTGGTGGTCAACCAATAACTATTGCAGATAAAGTAGCGAATCTTGATGCGGTTACAGATGAGATTATGAAAGAATGGAGTACATACCTACAAGAGAGAGAACGAGCAAGGTTTATGATCAATCAAATTCGCAGTACAAAACAAAGGACGGTATTAGTAGATAGGTACATTAATGGATGTACATGGGAAAAGGTAGCAGAACTAATTGATTGTTCAAGGCAGAATGTTCATAATCTGCATAAGAGAGCAATTAAAAATTTTGAGGAAATTTATAAAAAGGTTGCTATTATTTGACACTCTATATATGAGATACTGTATGTGGGCATGAACGGGTTGAACACGTCAAGCCTCCTTAAAAAACTACATACCCTAAAAGGACTTCATCATAATTGGTCGCATAACACGATATGATGCGGTCCTTTTTGGTTTATAAGAGGAAATATGAAGCACAAAAGAATTATATCGAAGAAAACAATTAATGAGATACGCTCTACACGATGTGAAATTTGCGGTCAAAGGACAAACATTGAACCGCATCATATTAATACACGTGGAAGCGGTGGCGGTGATATTAGAGAAAATCTAATCCAACTATGTACACAATGCCATATCAATACACATAGTGGACAACATCCAACAAAAGATGATTGCTTAAATAAAGTAGCAGAGCGTGAAGGTATTACATATGATGAAGTATATGCTATTAATAGGAAAGCCATGGGGTATGAGGTATAAAATTTAGTAGCCTAGAAAAAAGGGGTGGGTTTATAAAAAATGGCAAAGGAGTATTCTAAAAACTTCTATAATTCATATAGATGGAGAAGATGCGCAAAAGCATATGCAGAATCAAAATTATATATATGTGAAAGATGCCATGGGTTAAAAAGCGCAAACAAGGTTGACGGAACTAGACAACGTTGGGTAGTGCATCATAAAAAACCTCTAAACCCCAATAATATTAATAATGATGAAGTTGCTTATGGATGGGATAACCTTATGTTCTTGTGTATTGAATGCCATAACGCAATACATGCAGAACTAGATGCGCTGGCAGTACCAAATGGAATTACTAGCGGTGCAAGTCTATTGATTAAGCCTACACGTGATTTGATATTTAATGAGATGGGCGATTTAGTTGCGGTAAATGATAATGAATATGATAACGATTGACTCCCCCCCATATTTTTATGGTGAAAATAATTTTTTCTACACCGGTGCAGCAGTTTCGTGTAACACACAGGTCGCACACGTAAGGGGTGTGGTTAACAAAGGAGTGATAGGAGTTGACAAATGAAGAAAAAGAAAAACTAAAAAAGAAGAGAATTGCAGAATATAACAAGATTTTCAAGGAACTTCCGCAAGAAAAGAAAAAGTTAATTCGTAAGTCAATTGAACAAGCTGTTCACATGGAAATGCAACTAGATGAGCTACAAATTCAGTTGGAAAAAGTTGGATTTGTAGAAGAATATTGCAATGGAAATAATCAATTTGGCAAAAAAGAATCGACTGAATCAAAGGCATATAACACGCTCATGAAAAATTATATTGCTATCATAAAAGTACTGTTGGGCGAATTACCACAGTCTAAAAATGAGGACGATGACGAAGAATTTAAAAATTTTTTAATGGAACGTGTTAGACGATGAATCCTATCAGAGAATACTATAACCAAATTGTAGATGGTGACATAGTTGTATCTGATCGTGTTCGTCGAGTGTATAAACATTTAGTCGATAAGTTAGAAAACCCCGGTCAATATATTTACGATAAAGACCGAGCAGAAGTTGCGATTGATTTCATTGAACTTTTTTGTAAACATTCCAAAGGGAAATGGGCGGGTAAGCCTGTAAATTTGGAATTATGGCAAAAAGCCATGATTGCTGCTCTCTTTGGATTTGTTGATAAAGATACCAAAGCACGAGAGTACCAAGAACTCATATTGATTGTGGCACGTAAGAACGGTAAGTCCACAGTAGCGGCCGCTATAGGCCTTTTTTTATTGGTCGCAGATGGTGAGATGGGTGCTGAAATATATAGTGCTGCTACTAAGCGTGACCAAGCCAAAATTATATGGGATGAGGCGGCTAAAATGATTAAAAAATCTAAGTCGCTGAATAAGGTCTGTCATGTAAGGGTTAATCGCATTCTATGTGATGTAAATGATGGTAAATTTGTACCGCTATCCTCTGAATCAAATAGTCTTGATGGTCTTAACGTTCATGGGGCCTTGATAGATGAATTACATGCTATCAAGGATAAGAACCTATATGACGTTATCGTAGATGGTATGAGTGCACGTGAACAGCCATTGACGATTATTACTAGTACAGCAGGTACTGTACGTGAAAGTATTTACGATATCAAATATGATGAGGCGTGCCAAATCGTAGACGGTTATGATGATGCGGATGGGTATAAGAACGAGCGAATTTTACCAATCATCTATGAATTGGATAGTCGAAAGGAATGGACTGACCCTAATTGTTGGGCAAAGGCGAATCCTGGACTAGGGACCATTAAAAGTGCCAGCCAATTGGCGGAAAAAGTAAAGTCAGCTCAAAACAATCCTATACATGTAACCAATCTATTAACGAAAGACTTTAATGTTCGTGAAACATCGTCAGAAGCATTCTTGACCTTTGAACAGCTTAATAATACAGCTACCTTTGATATAGCAGAGTTAAAACCACGCTACGGTATAGGTGGCATTGACCTTTCCGCCACAACGGACTTAACATGTGCCACACTTTTATTCATGGTGCCTAATGATCCGGTGAAATATGTACAACAAATGTATTGGATTCCAGAAGATTTGTTTGACAAACGAGTACAAGAGGATAAGGTGCCGTATGACGTATGGTATAAACGAGGCTTTATACGAAAATCACCGGGCAATAGGATTGACTATAGGTTCATTGTAGAGTGGTTTAAGGAACGGCAAATAGAAGATGATATTTACCTGTTTAAATGCGGATATGACGGCTGGAGCGCTGCCTATTTTGTAGAGGATATGAAGTCAGAATTTGGCCGTTCTGTAATGAATCCTGTTATCCAAGGTAAGAAAACCTTGAGTGGCCCTATGAAAGCATTAGGGGCAGAATTAGAATCAAATTTAATTAACTATGGGAATAATCCTATATTGAAATGGTGTATGGCCAATGTGGAAATAGATATTGACCGTAATGGCAATATTCAGCCTACAAAATCTATTCATGCAAAGAAACGCATAGACGGCTTTGCCTCGTTATTAGATGCGTATGTTGAATATGAACGTAATCAAGAGGACTATCACAACGTCATTTAGGAAGGAGGTGAGACTATGAACTACAGAAATATATTTCACAAGATATTTGGATTTGGTAATAAGGATAAACCGAATCTAACTGGGGCAGAATTTTTAGATGGATATACTAATGTATTCACTCCATTTACAGGGGTACCTTATACGGATACTACCTTTAGGGATTGTACAGATACAATTGCTAGACATCTGGGCAAGATGAAATTAAAGCATGTACGTAAAACGGAAACAGGTATGGTGACAGGCTCTCAATCTATTAACCATATTTTAGGTGTAAGGCCTAATCCATTTATGACAGCGAGTGAATTCCTTGAAAAGGTTGTGGCGCAGTACTTTAACTACAACAATGCGTTTATCTATATTCAACGTGATTTGAATGGTGTGATTACAGGACTATATCCATTAGACTTTGGTAGCGTTGAAATCAAGGTGGATACGGATAATAACTTGTATGTAAAGTTCCAATTTATCAATGGTAAAAGCATGACTGTATTATATGATGCGGTGATCCATATCAAACGGCATTTTAGTACACATCAATTATTTGGGGAAGATAATTCAAGAGCCTTAAAAGAAGACCTTGATTTATTGCATGCTGTAAAAGCAGCCATTATAAACTCGGTAAAAAATGGTAACTCATTGCGCGGTATCATCAATTTTGAGGGAACCGTGCGTGAAGATGACCAAGAGGCCTTATGGCAACGCTTTAAAGAAAAGTATGTGTCAAACGCTAATGGTAGCGGTATTGCTACTTTAGATAATAAGGCTACATTCCAACAATTAACTACGACAATCAGTACTTTCAATAAAGGACAAATGGATTTTGCACGAGATATGGTGTATAAACATTTTGGCCTAAATGAAAAGATTGTTAGTGGCAATTACACAGAGGATGAATATATAGCATTCTATGAATCTGTATTAGAGCCTATTGCCATTAAATTGACACAGGAATTCACGGAAAAGCTATTTACAAGCCGTGAAAAAGGGCATGGTAATGAAGTTATTGTGGAAAGCAATAGATTATCGTACATGTCGGTAGCAAGTAGAATTAAGGTGTGCCAAGCATTATTACCTACAGGCGCAGCTACAGTTAATGAAATTCGTGAAATATTTGGCTATGAAGGTGTTGACGGTGGCGATGAGCGGCTTGTTAGCTTGAATTTTGCTAAATATAAGGACCTTTCACAATATCAAGTGAATGCATCGAAAGGAGGTGAGGAACATGAAGAAAAAACAGACGTTGGAACACCGAATGATGACGGTGCGAGCCCTGCAGAATGATACTGAAGATATTGAAACGCGAACTGTAGAAGGATATGCAGCCGTATTTAATGAAGAAACATTGATATGGAAATCTGATTATACAGGCTACGAATATCGTGAAGTTATTTTGCCAGGTGCATTTGATGCGGCCGATTTTAGCAAATGCGTATTAAACTACAATCATGGCGGTATGCTTCTTGCGAGAACCGCTAGTGGAACATTGCAATTAGTTGTTGATGAACGAGGTCTGAAATTGACAGCTGATATAGCAGACACTTCGATTGGTAGCGATGTATTTGCACTTATTAAGCGCGGTGATCTATCAAAAATGTCATTCGCATTTATTACTAATGGCGAAGAAGAAGAGATTGACCGAGCAAATAAAATTTATACCCGTAAAATCAAATCGGTAAAAGCTGTATATGACGTATCCATAGTAGACAATCCAGCCTATGAAGGTACCTCTGTTAATACGAGGGATAAAGGTGAGTCTATTTGGTGCGAAAATATAGAACGCAGAAAACGGCTAGCACTACTAGCTATGACATAATGTTTACAACACGCATTTAGCGTGTTTTTTTATTACCTAAAAAAGGAGAACACCATGAATCGATTGGAACAAATTAAGCAACGTAGAGAAGAATTACGCACATTACTTGAAGATACAACACAAGTAAACTTGAACCTTGATGAAATTGAAACTGAACTTCGTGCGTTAGAAGTGGAAGAAACAGAACTTGAACGTAGAACTGCCATTTTGAATAATGTACCTGCTGCAACACCAGTGCCAGCACCTGTAGCGGAACAACGTGCACAAGGTGCAGATGTATATGATACGGTAGAATATCGCAATGCATTCATGCAATATGTAATGAACAACACTCCGATTCCAACTGAATTACGTGCTAATGAAAACACATTGACTACAGACATTGGTCCTGTTATTCCTCCAACTGTTTTGAATAAAATTGTTCAAAAAATGGAAAGTGTAGGCATGGTATTGCCTTTAGTTACAAATACTAATTTTAAATCTGGTCTTGCAATTCCTACTAATAATGTAATGTCTGTAGCTACATGGGTATCAGAAGGTAAAGGCTCTGACCGCCAAAAAGCAACTATTGGGCATGTTCAATTCGGACACTTCAAATTGCAATGCCGTGTATCCATTTCCTTAGAAACATCTGTTATGGCATTATCTGCATTTGAAAATATGATTTCTAACAACGTATCCAAAGCAATGGTAAAGGCTATTGAAGATGCCATCATTAATGGTACAGGCTCTGGTCAACCTACAGGCATTTTGAAAGATGCGACTGCTGGCGCAAAACTTGATGTGAAAGACATCGATTTCAAAACTCTTGTATCTGCAGAAGCGGAACTTCCTGTGGAATACGAAGAGGGCTCTGTATGGGTTATGACTAAGAAAACATTTATGGCTATTGCTGGAATGGTTGATAAAAATGGTCAACCTATCGCACGTGTTAACTATGGCATGGGTGGTCGCCCAGAACGCTCCATTCTTGGCCGTGGTGTATTGGTTGTACCTTATCTCAAATCCTTTGATGCGGCTGCCGTAGGGGATGTATTTGCATTCATCTATCGCTTTGAAGACTATGCTTTGAATACTAATTATCAAATCGGTGTAAAAACATATGAAGACAATGAAACAGATGATATTGTACGCAAATCTACAATGATCTGTGACGGTAAACCAGTGGATACTAATTCCTTGGTTAAATTAGCTAAGAAAGCCTAGGTGTAACTTATGTTGACGGTAGAAGATGTAAAATTGTACTTGCGAATTGATGAAGACATTACAGAAGATGATGCCTTTATTGAAGAATCCATCTCTGCCGCGAAAACGTACATTGAGCAAATGACAGGGAAACCATATGTTGATGATGCTTTATATCGTAGAGCGATTCAATATATGGTTGCTCACTGGTACGAGAACCGCGATGCAACATCTTCAAAAACATTCGTTCATGATTTGCCGTATACCCTTGGTCCTTTAATTCGCCATATTGCATTATCTAAAAACTACCCAAAGGAGGTAGTGGACAATGCTTAATATGGATGGCGTAGGGCGACTTACGAAACGAATTGAAATATTAGGGTACCGAGATATTGAAACAGATGGCATTACCAAACAACAATTAGTGCCGGTTATACCAAATCGAGTATGGGCGCGGATTGAGCCATTACGAGGAAGACAATATCTTGAAATGTATAAAGAAAAGGTGGATGAACTATATAAGATTACAATAAGATATCGAAAAGGAATTACCGATGGGGTTCTGATTCGGTACAAGGATGTGGTTTATAAAGTTAAAACTGTACTTGATCCATACGAAGAACATACTAAATTGGAATTGATGTGTCATATCTATAAGAGAGGCAAGTAGTGGATATAAAAACATTCATGGGGAGATTAGATAGATATATCAAAGAATATCCTGTAGAAACAGAAAAAGCGATGCGGAAGGAGGCCAATCGAATGAAAAAGGCTCTTGTTGCTGCATCGCCTATAGGGAAAGGGAGAAAAAGAAAGATTTCTAAAAGCTGGAAGATGGCTATTCGAGGTAATAGCACGGCCACTATTGAGGCGACTTTAAGAAATACATCACCACATTTCCATTTAGTGGAACGTGGCCATGTGATGAAGACCATGCATGGCAAAGTAAAGGGATTCAAACAGGGCACATTTTTCTTTAAACGAACAGTTGAAAATAACAAAAATGACGTTAAAACAGCTGTGGGGGAACACATGTTTAAAATGTTGAGGAAGAAAATTAAAGATGGCTAAGAGATTATCGCAAGTAGATATATGGAAAGCGGTAGCTAAGGGGATACATGAAGAATTTCAATGCACGGTATATAGTGACGAAGTATTAGAAGAATTCACTAAGCCGTGCTTTTTTATAAAGTTGTTGATGCATTCTGAAATGCAAACAAAGAATTTTATTAAAAGAAATGTGAATGTTATTGCTACCTATTTCCCAGATGATGCGGATAAGGATGAAGCACATTATTTAGAAGTGTTTGATAGATTCCTTATCCGTTTTCAATTAGGGGTTCCTGTGGCACAACGGTTTTTACATGTAGACGATATCCATCAAGATAGGGTTGGGGAAGAAGATGATATTCTTCAAATCACGATGGATATCACATACATGGATACAACAGGACGAATTGAACAAATGCAACAAAACGGAACCGTTATGGGTGACGTTGAATTTAGAGTAGAAATGGAGGACACATAATGGCTAAATTAGGTATGCCTACGGTGGTGGTTAAATTTATCGAAGCTGGTATTGAAGCAATACAACGCTCTCAACGTGGTATTGTAGCTTTGATTTTAGAAGATACTAAAGCTGCAATTGGCAAATTAGCAACAAAAACAAATGGGCATGAAGCATTGCCTAACCCATTCTTGGTATATACGGTAGACGATATTCCAGAAGAGCTATCTGAAAAAAATAAGGACTACTTATTGAAAGCTTTGAAAGGGTACAACAAGCCACCGTTGAAAATCGTAGTATATATGATGGAACAAGGTTCCGATAAAGCAGGTGCTGACAAATTCCAAGATGCATTAAAAGTAATGCTTACAGAACGATTTGATTACTTGGCAATTCCAACAATCGAAACAGCTCAATTGGAATATGTGGCTACGTGGGCAAAGACGGCCCGTGAAAACAAATTCAAAAAAATTAAAGTTGTATTGCCAGGATCCAATGCGGATTATGAAGGTGTTGTAAATTTTGCTAATACTAAAATCGTAACTGCAGAACGTGAATATAAACCTGCAGAATACACAGCGCGCATTGCTGGTCTTATCGCTGGTACGAATATGACACAAAGTGCTACTTATGCACCTGTACAAGAAGTTATCGATTGTGACCGTCATACATTAGATGAAATGGACACAATGGTAAATGAAGGTAAGTTCTTTATTTTCTATGATGGCGAAAAATTCAAGATGAGCCGTGCTATGAACTCTTTGGTAACAACTAGCCAAGGCAAACTAGAAGGCTATCAAACAATCAAAATCGTAGACATTATGGATATGATCTATGATGACATCCGTAAAACAGCACAAGATTCTTACATTGGTAAATATACTAATGATTATGAAAACAAATGTTTGTTAATTAGTGCTATCATGGGTTATTTTAAACAACTTGAAAATGAACGCTTATTACAAAAAGACTACTCTGTATGTGAAATCGATACAGAAGCGGTGCGCACATATCAGTTGTCCCATGGCTTATATACAAAAGAAGAATTGGCAAAAATGACTGATGACGAAGTTAAGAAACTAGATACGAAAAAAATCGTATTCTTAAAAGCGAAAATCAGACCGCTTGATGCCATGGAAGATATTCAATTACCAATTAGCATTTAATAGGGGGCACAGATGAACAATTTTGCAGCACAACAAGTAATGACAGGTTCCCATGGTCAAGTGTGGCTAGATGGGAGCCTTGTATCTCAAGCTACGGCTGTAAAAGCTACGGTTAAACTTAGCAAAGAGGAAGTAAAAAAAGCTAAGACCATGAGTAAGCAATATAAATATGTTGGGTATGAAGGTACAGGCAGCTTAACTATGAACAAAGTATCCTCTTTGATGATTAGTAAAATGGCTGAAAATTTGAAAAAAGGTAAGGCTACAGTTTGCCAATTAGTCATTCAATTAGATGATCCTGATGCAAAAGGTGTGGAAACAGTTACATTATATGATGTAACATTTGATTCCCTAGACCTTGCGAACTGGAAGGTAGGGGCCTTGGTAGAAGAATCTGTAGACTTTACGTTTACAGAATTTGACGTAATTGATATGGTGGAGGACTAATACATGAGCAATATCATTGATAAATTAATGGAAAAAGACCTTGGTACATTAAAGGATGTGGCTAAACAGGATTTAGAACTCACACGATTGTCTAAAGTCTTTGATGAGCCGTTCACGTTGACTGTGAAAGAAATCTCTTATAAACGAATTGCAGACCTTCGTATGCTCGCTACAGAAAATGGTGTGCCAAATGAAAGCGATTTCATGCAACTAGTAGTAACGGAAGGTATCGTATCGCCTGATTTTGGTACAAAAGAATTATTGCAAAAATTCCAAGTTCCATCTAAGAAAGCATTGTTTAGTAAGCTATTCAAAGCAGGCGAAATGGAATTGATTGCGCAAGAAATCTTAACCTTATCTGGTTACGGTGCGAAAGATATCAAAAAAGTAACGAATGAAGTAAAAAACTAATATATTCCGATGGTGATGTAAATCTTGCCTATTACATGTACGTCAATCATGATGTAATGCCATCGGAATTTCACAAAATGGGGCACGGGGAACGTATTATTCTCCGTGCCTTTATGATGCAAGAAATAAAAGACAGAAAGGAGGCACAAGATAATTGAGTGAAGTTATAGATTTGGTGATGCGGTTACATGACGGCGTCACATCGGTTCTATCTGGAATCAATTCACATATGGCTGCTACAGCAAATATGGCAGATAGGCAAGGGCGACAATTGCAAAATATTGGGCGTGGCATTAGTGGTATTGGTGATGCATTAATGCCTGTATCTGCTGCTATTGTTGGTATCGGTGCCGCCTCTGTTAAAGCATTCGTAGGATTTGATTCATCTGTTACTGCTGCAGGTGCGAAAGCTGGTGCTACACAAGAAGAAATGCTGAAGTTACGAGATGTGGCAAAGCAACTTGGTGCAGATTTTCCAATTAGTGCCACACAAGCTGCAGAGGCTATGGATGGTTTGGCCGCTAGTGGTATGAATGCTACACAAATTATGGGGTCCTTACCATCTATCGTTGAAGCATCAGTTGCATCCGGTGAAAATTTAGAAACAACAGCAAGTATTGTATCCGGCGCACTAAATACATGGGGGTTACAAGAAGGTGATGTGGCTGCTAATGCAACGCGAATGGCTGACGTAATTCAAATGGCGGCGAACAAATCAAAATTAGATATGGTCGGATTTGGTAATGCTCTCCAATATGCAGGTGCCCCTGCGGCTGCATTAGGCATTTCCGTAGAAGAACTATCAACATCTTTAGCTATCATGAGCAATAAAAACATTGATGCCTCTACAAGTGGCACTGCAATGCGTATGATGCTTAGTAGATTAGTTGACCCACCAAAAGAAGCAGCAAGAGCATTAGATGAGTTGGGCGTTTCCGCCGTTGATTCGCAAGGCAAATTTGTTGGACTTGGTAATGTATATGATCAATTGCGCACTAAGATGCAAGGATTGACAGAGGCAGAGAAAGTTAAATTAGCAGGTGATATTGCAGGAACACAGGCTTCATCTGCATTACTAGCTATTTTGAATACTACAAAGGATGCATACGATGACATGCAAAGTTCCATGGATTCTGCTACAGGCTCATCTAAAGCACAGGCGGATATCGTGAAGAAAACTTTACTAGGTTCATTCAAGGATTTAGAAAGTAAAGTTGAGGCCTTAGCAATTAGCTTTGCCGATGTATTGCAACCAAGGGTTCAAAAGGCAGCCGAAACCCTAGGGCAAGTAGCTAAGTACTTTACAAATCTAAGTCCAGCTATTAAAGATAATGCTATTGATATTGGCCTTAGCGTGGTAGGATTTACAGCCTTTACTAAAGTACTAGGCCCTGTAACAAGTGGGATAGGCTCATTGATGCGGACATATGCAAGTATCGGCAAGGTATTGCGTGGCCAAAGTATCAACAATAAATTGCTAGAAGTATCCATTCGAGCTATTTCTTCAGCTTTCATAGGCATAGGAAATGTAGCGATGCGTGTATTACCTATGATAGGTAGACTGATTCCACTAGTATTCACAGGTCCAGTGGGTATTGCAATAGGTGTGATTGCTCTATTAGGTTTAGCAATCTATAAGAATTTCGACAAAGTACGTCCTGTACTAGAAGCGATGGGGCAATCGTTTAATACTGTAGTAGGGGTAATACGTAGTGCATTGAGCCGTGTATGGACGGTTATACAGCCTATTGTTCAGCGTGTTGCAAGTGCATTTGGTAAGCTCGTCGGTCAAGTATCTACATCATTTGGGCGTATATATCAAGCTATGTCACCATTCTTAAATATTATATTTGCTGTAGTGAGCAAGGTGGCCAAAGTACTTATCGGTGGTCCTTTAATTATTGCATTAGGCGTATTAGTAGGAGGATTCAATGTAGCCGTATCTGGAATCATTGGCATTCTAACATTTGCATTGAATGTAATTGAAGGTGTAGTCGTAGGTATTACTACTGTATTAGGAGGCATTACAGATTTTATTGTTGGTGTATTTACAGGTAACTGGAGTATGGCGTGGAGTGGTATCGTTCAAATCTTTGAAGGTATCGTTACTCCAATTAAAGCCATATTTACAGGGGTTATTGAGGGGATTAAGGCTGCTATTAATAGCTTGATTTCTTCTGTTAATGGCATATCTGTAGATATACCAGAATGGGTGCCCGGCGTAGGTGGTTCCCATTTTGGACCGTTAAACATTCCTTTATTGTACTCTGGTACTGATAACTGGAAAGGCGGACCGGCCATGGTTCATGATCGTGGCGCGGAAATCATTAATTTGCCTAGTGGTGCACAAGTAGTACCTCATGCACAATCACTTAAGAGCGCATACAACCAAGGCAAGCGAAGTTCTACAGGAAATAATATCAGCATCAATATTGCTAGTGTAAATGTAAGCAACAATGGGCAATCTATTGAACAATTAGCTTATGAAATCGCGGAACAGATTCAATACCAATTGCAAAAACGTTCTATTAATCGAATGGAGGGGGCTGTATAATGTCATTTTTTGATACCGTAATGAGTTTCTTCGGCGGTAAAGGCATACCTCAAGGCTGTACCTTTACATTGTCATGCTCTGGACAAAAAGTTATATTGCCAGTTACACCTGAATCATTTAAGGTAGGCCGTCCTTATAATAATAATACGCTCAATATTAATGCGATTGGCGAAATCAATATGATAGGCAAAAGAGGTCTTCAGACTGTATCGTTTGAAGGCTTTTTCCCTGCACAAAAATATGAGTGGTCTGAAACGAATGAAACAAATCCATATAATCTTGTAAGAAAGATTGACGGATTCGCCACTAGTGGTAAGCCTTGTAAAATTACGATTTCTAATACGGCTATAGCGATGTACTGTACTATTGAAAGCTTTGAGCACGATGAGCATGATGGCACTAGTGATGTGTATTATTCCTTATCGCTAAAAGAATATCGCTACATAAAGCCTACATCAGAGGTTAAAAACGATACTACAGGATTACATAGTAGGATTGCAGAAGCTCCCGAAGAGCAAGCTGTTATATCCTACCCAAATGAGCATTATATGGATACGGCTAATAAAGCGGTATCCAAGATAATGCCTATTGCGGAACAAGGCAAGAAGGCATTGAATATGTATAAGATGCTAGTTAAATCTGGGAAAAGTCCTGTAGGAGCAGTGTTGCATGTATCTAAACGGTCTCTTAAATTACATGGTAAGGAGCACCCATTATGATTACGCTAATTGAGCACATTAATGAAAAGGGTGAACGCACGGATATTACGCATCTTGTAGCTAAGTTTTCTTGGAGCGGTGACAAAGAAGAAGCTGCACGAAAGTTGGAATTTTCTTATGCGTATAATCCAAAGGATATTTCATTTCCTAATTATCTAATTGATTTAGGTGATCATATAGAAGTAACTATAGATGATTATAAAATCTTTACCGGGCGAGTGTTTTTCAGAAAAAGAAATACTAATGATTGCACCTATGATATTACCTGTTATGATTTACTGATTTATTTGGCTAAGTCAAAGGTAAGCCTAGTATTTAATGCTACAAACGTAGTAGATGCATTCAAGCGTGTATGTGCAGAAGTAGAAGTGCCTGTAGGAAAATTACCGGACATATCTACGGTGGTTAATTTCATGGCGGATAAAAAGACCTGTACCGAGGTTTTTAAAATGCTATTTGAAAGAACGAAAGCCGATATTAAGAAAGACTACACCGCAATTCTTTTAGCAGATGGAATTAACCTTATCGAAAAGGGGACCATTATTGAAAAGTATACTGCTAGGGATACGTATGATGTTATTAGTTCCTCTCATTCTGAATCCATAGAAAATATGGTCAATCGTGTCAAAACAGTTGATGCGGCTGGTAATGTAATTCGTGTAGATAATAACGATGAGTTGATTAAGAAATATGGTATCTTTCAAGATATATATAAGAATCAACCACCACCAAAAGAAAAGAAAGCACCTAAGAAAAAGAGTAAGAAAACTACTACAACCTCTACAACTCCAAAGAAACCTAAATTCCCAGTAGATAATGTGGCAAAAGCAAAGGCCAAAATCAAGGGTATAAAAATGGAGTCTAGCATTTCGGCATTAGGCAATATCCAATGTATAGCTGGTTACTCAATCGTAATTGAAGAGGAACAGCTAAAGGGCGTATTTTTCATTAAATCGGATACACATACCTTTGAAAATAATGTTCATACTATGGAATTGAATTTGGAATATGTGCGAGAACCGAAAGAAGGTGAGGGAGAAGATGCCAAAGAAGAATAATGATCCTTATGCAGGACTACTTGGAATCATGAGTGATGTTGGTGGTAATGCAGGGCGACAAGCAATGCCAGGAATCGGCACAATTGTAAGTCCTCCGCCTGAACTAGTAGTGTCATATAATGGCATGGAATTAAATTCCGCATTCTTGTGGGTAGATGAATACTGGTTACAAGGACACTATAGGGAATCGAAAGGCCATATAGTATCTGAAACGCAACCAAGAGGCGGTGGCGGTGGTTATGCTGAATTTGCGAGTCATACCCATGATATCCATAATGACTATACAAAGACACGAATTATGACAGATACTTGGCATGTAGGGGATAAGGTAATGTTAATTCCTATTGTTGGTGACGATGAAAGCACAGCTGAACAATACTTTGTATATGGGAAATGCAGGAGGTTAGATGGCAATGAGTAATCCATTTATGAAAGGCAATACGCCAGCTAATCTTGATATACAAAGAAATTTACCTATGTGCAAAGAATTAGCATGGGACTTTCAACGTGATGACTATATATATGATGCCGTTGGTAATCATAAGTATGCTACAGGGAATGAGGCAATTAAAGTGTGGGTATGGAAAACCCTACGAGTTGAGCGCTATCGGTACCGTGCATATTTCGATGATTACGGCATAGAATTGGAACAATTTGTAGGTAAGAAACCTAATGATATGCCAAGTCAATATGAACTGTTTGAATATGTTAAAGATGCATTAATGGTAAATCCATATATTATAAATGTAGATGCTGTAGATGTAGTGCAAGAACACAAACAAATCACTCTACAGATAGAATTACAAACAGTATATGGTGCAAACACGATAGGAGTTGAAGTATGAATGCTAGAACCACAGAGTAGGCAAGCAGTGCTAGAACGGCTACTAGCAGATTATAAAAAATTAGATACTACAGGATTAAGCGTACATGAAGGTACATTTGTATTTGATACATTAAGTGCAAACGCAGTAGAGTTTGAAAAATCCTACGCAGAAATGCAGTTAATCTTAGATGCAGCGTTTCCACAAACAGCATGGGGAGAATATTTAACGCGTCATGCTGAAGCACATGGAGTATTCAGAAAACAGGCGACACAAGCCAATGTAATTCTTACCATTACAGGCACAGCGAACACCATAGTACCTAAAGGCAGTTTATTTGGTACAGAAAATAATGAAACATTCAGGACTACTGCAGAAGTTAATTTAGGTGATGCAGGTTCAGCTAATGTATTAGCTATATCAGAACAAGTGGGGAAAGCATTAAATGTTCCAGCTAATACTATTACAGAAATTGTAGGTGGTATGTATGGTGTAAATTCTGTAAATAATGATGCGGCTGCCTATGATGGATATGATGAAGAAACTGATCCGGAATTATTAGACAGATTATTGCTTAAGGTTAGAAGACCAGCAACGAGCGGTAATGTTTATCACTATGAACAATGGGCACGCTTGGTGAATGGTGTACTAATGGTAAAAGTTATTCCACTTTGGAATGGACCGGGCACAGTTAAGGTCATCATTATTAACAATGAGCGTGAGAGCGCTAGCAATGAACTTATCAATAAGGTAAAAGCCGTTATAGCAGAAAATGCACCTATAGGGGCGACTGTTACAGTAGTTACACCGACTATATTGGATATTAATATAGAATTACGTGTGACAAAAGGTAAGGCTGATATTGATTCCATTAAAGCGGTATTGAATGAGGAATTCAAAAAACAAATATTTAATGGAAACTATGTATCCTATGCAAATATTGGCAAGGCCATTTTAGCTAATAAAGAAACAGGTGTATTAGATTATAGTGGCCTGAAGGTCAATAATGGTGCTGATAACATACCTATTACTGATGAACAATTGCCTACGGTAAAGGCGGTGATTGTCCATGAGTAGTTTTATACGTTGGAAAGAGGTAAATATTTTAGGATATTTACCTTTCTTTATTAGCCGATCAGAAGAATTCAAGGTGCTAAATGATGCGGATAGTCGTGAGCATGAAAGACTACGATTAGAACTCATTGAATTACTGAATCAATGTAATGTGCAAACAGCCACATATGCGTTATCAAAGTGGGAAGAATTTGTTGATATTACAGCAAATAAATACGAACTTGGTGATAGACGTAATCGTGTAATTGCAAAATTAAATAATTCTAATAGCAGCACTGAAAAATTCTTAGAACAGATAGCTAATAAATTTATCTATGATAAGTCAGCAGATATCACTCCGCTTAACGAAAAATACATGATGGATTTAAATTATACGAAGGATATGTGTGATAACTTAGATGATCTATACAAAGCTATTGAAGAGTTCAAACCAGCACATATTGGTTATGTTGTATGGGAAGAACAAGAGGTTAACCAAAATTTAATTGTTAGCGCAGCAGTAGGCGCTCAAGAGGAAGTATTAATTGAGATGATTAAGCCTTTAGGCGAGGTTGATGTATCTAGCAATATTTTCTTTCATAATGCTATTGGTACAGAAGAAATTACAGTAATAGGAGGATAATATGGCACAGTTTCCAGGATTGAGTTTGACAGTCCAAGGTAATCGAATGATATTAAGGTCGTCAACAGGCAAGGTATCTGATAGATTGATTGTAACTAAAGCCGTTATTGGTGATGGACAATTGACTACAAGTATAGATGGCCTTACAGAAATCATTAGTAAAAAGTTAGAAATAGGACTAACGGAAGTTAAAGACATTAGTAATGGTCAAATGCGTTTGCAATTTAACTTTGACAATCGTACTTTAGAAAATGGATTCTATTGGCGTGAAGTAGGTCTATATGCAAAAAATGGAGATGATGGAGAAGAAAAATTAATCGGCTATTCAAATGCCAAAGGTCTAACATCATATATTCCAGATAAAAATAATACAATTCCAATGCAACGGTTAGTGATTGCATTAGGTGTAGGCGACAATCCTAATGTAGCTGGCAAAGTCGATTTATCAAGTTCTATTACAATAGAGCAACTTGAAAGTTATATCAAAAAACATAATGATGATACTAATGCGCATAATATCCCTACTCAAATTAGTAATGCTATGTCTAAATTAATGGGTGGGGATTTTAAAATTATATTTCCTCTATATGACAAAGATACAAGTGAGCTCTTAGGAAGTGATACAAGCGGTGATTGCATTATATTTGGTTCTGCAAATAAGTGGATGATGGTTGATACATTTTGTTATGAAAAAAATGCAAGTAAAATAATTGAATGTTGCAGTGAAAATAATGTTACAGAAATTGAAACATTGTTAATTACTCACTATCATTCTGACCATTTCGGAAACATAGAATACATTTTGAAGAATTTGAAAGTAAAAAAGGTCTTGGTTCCTGTTGACCCTGCATTGTATTTTACGACTGGTGTGAAATATTCTTATAATCCTAATGGATATCAAACTATCATCGACGCTTGTAATAAATACAAAGTGCCATATGAGATTTTAGAGAGTAATCGAGATTTTTCATTTGGCGATGTGAGTGACCCTGTAATAGTGAATCTTATTAATTGCAATGCAGAAGATAGAGAATGGGCAAAATCAATTCCAGACTATAATGAAGGCTCTATCGTTACTAAAGTTAAATATCGAGATTCTAACATTGTATTGTTAAGCGACCTTAGTATTTATGGGCAGTCAAGACTATATGACTTAGGTTATTTTAATGAAACAATAGATTTGCTAAAAGTAGGACATCACTCCATTACACAAATTAGTGAAAATATGGTAGGAGTACTCAATCCAAAATATGCGGTTATTCCGTTGTCATGGGATTTGTATAAGGCGCAAGACGTATGTAGATTTAATACTATATCCACATTATCCAAATATGGTACAAAAAACTATATTACATCAGAGCAATCTAAACATATCTTATTTGCGTATTCGAAACAAAAGTTATTGCCTATAAGTGGTTTAAAAGCAGTGAGTAGTCGCGCTTTAGGTCAGTATAATATTGACGTATGGGTAAATAAGACAGCAGGCTTTAAAAGTGAAGCGACAGGGTCTAAAGATAAGCCATTTAGTAGTGTGTTTGACGCCATGGCTTGGATATACAGGCATTTAGATGTAGGACAAGGATTTGTGATGCATGTAGCAGCTGGCGATTATACAACGGATATGGATTTAACTAATTCGAGAAATTTAAGATTGAATCTGTTTGGGCTGCAAGGTATGGAAATTAAAATTGTAGGTGCAGGGAAAGAAAGTACTTTTTTACCGCCAGTATTCATATTAAATTGCAATAGAGTGGCAATAAATGATGTAACGATAAGTAAACTTGCAAATGCCGATTCTTATAAAGAAGCTATTCGTATTGATAGTGGTAGTTACGTTTGGATTGGAAATGTTAATATTGCCACTGATGTAACTAGCATAAATACTGTATATGCGATTAATAATTCCACAGTAAAATTATCAAATACAACTCATTCAAATACTGAAGCATCAATATCGGGTCGGTCAAATTCAACTATTATTGTTGAAGGAAACACTAGTATAGATGCTACTAGAGTAGCATTTAATGGTGATAATTCAGTGGTAATTATCACAGGCAATAGTAGTAGTGACATTATTAATTATGCAAGCACTCCCAAAATTGCATCATCCGATGTCATGACACGAATTAATCCAGGCGTGATTAAAATAGAATCAAGTAAATGGAAGGGTGTTCGTGAGTATGGGGACGGTTTTGTAGAGGCATGGGGTATAGCTAGTTTTAATAATAATAATAAAACTACCGTTAATTTGCCTATTCCGATGAAAATTATTAGTGCGAGCATTCAAGACATTGAATGGGATGAAAATTCAACAAGTGTAAGTTCTAAAAATTTTGCAGTAGTAGGAAATGAGAGTAATACTACAACACTCGTCATTGTTGCAACAGGAAATGTAAACAAGGATGATGTTCTTTGGTATGTGAGTGGGATTAAGGAGTAATAAAATGGTAGGGACTAAATTTGAAAAACCTCTTTCTGATTACGAAGGGTACAAGGCATGCGCTGATTGGGCTAATCAAAATCAGTGCATAATGATGGACAAGGGCGAGTATTATGAGTGTGTAAAGGCTCCTAATTTCACTAAACAAGAACAAATCCATGCAATTAAGATGGAATATGCGCCACGATTTCAGTCGTTGGAAGAAGCGCAACGACGACTACTATTATTAGGAAAGTCAACAGATGCGTTGAGCAAACAATATATAAAATTAAATTCTGAAATGACTGCACGTATTAAGGAGGTAAAATAATATGCCTAAATATATCGGTGAAAGTAAAATTCCTGTAATGGAATTCTGCGAATATTGCTGGGAAATCTTAAATGATGATGGCACTTGCCCTACAGAAGGATGCATTCATAATGACTTAATGGATTTAGAAGATGAAAGCGAGGCCGATTGATGTGGACGTGGCAATTCGAACTTAATGATATTCTTACCACATTGATTATTGTCGGTATGGTTGCCGGGTTCTTGTATAAGTGGGTTCTATATCCTGTCATTTCAAGGCATGAAGATGCTAGAATGCAGGATAATTTATTATTCAACGAGCGGATGAATACGTTAAATGAAACACTTGTTGAATTGAAGAATGAAATTAAACTTTCGCGAGAGCAACGCATTAAATCCTACACCGAACACATTAAATTATCGGCGAGGGTAGATAATATCGAAAGTCATGTTGATGAGTTAAAGGAGGCCTTTCATGAACATACCACCGAAGCTCATTAATACAATCAAAAAAACTTATAATTCTATACGAATAGCCAATATACACCCTACAGGAATGTGGGCAACAAGGGCACTAGTACTAACCATGCTAGTGCCTATTTTATTGGTCGTAATGGAATATATCATGAGCTTTGCACAGGGGCATGTCAGCGATGATATGAACAAATTGATTAACGTAGGGATTAATATCATTGACCATATCTTCATCCCCAGTGTGTTAACTGCATTAGTTGGATTTCTAGCCTTGTGGATTGACAAGGACGGAAACGGGATTCCAGATAAATTAGAAGAACCTCCTAAAATTCCGCCATTATTTAATGAAAGGAGCGATAAAAAGTGAGAAAAGGATTTGATATATCGGCGTGGCAAGAGGGCCCCTATGGTGGCCCTTATTTCGATGTAGAACGCTTTCAGCAGGCAAAAGCTGAAGGCAATGAATTTGTCATTATTAAACTAGGGGAATCATTCCAGGTTGATGAATATTTCAGCCGACACATAACGGCTGCGTTAATGGCTGGCCTTGATGTGGGCGTTTACTATTTTAGTCATGCTTATGACGAGGCAACCGCGGAGCAAGAAGCGGAATGGATTATTAACACTTTGGCCGAATATGGCTATGTTGATTACCATTTGAAAGCTGGGATTTGGTACGATTATGAAGAACACAGACAATTACGTAATTTAATCAATGCTGGTGCTTTAACGTCGCAAATGATGACGAATTGTATGAGTCGGTTTGTCAATCGATTATGGCAAGCAGGGCACAGCTTTGTAGGCGTTTATAGCGGATACTCCCTTTTGTGGGATGAAACATTTGCATACAGTCAGATGCCTAGTGTTCCTGTTTGGTGTGCACAATATCTATCCAATGAATGCGACTATCCGAATGTTAAAATTTGGCAATACTCCGATAGGGGCATTGTGGCTGGTTTAGAAGTCGATGTGAATTATATGTATTGATAGTCTTGGGGGTTAGTCCTTTACAAGAATATTAAATCAGTATAGAATATGTGTAGGCAAAAGAGTGAAGTAGACATGACATGTTTACACGCAAAACAAAAAGACGGTACTGGCGGTACCGTCTTTTTTATGCTCGTTGCTTTACGAATTTCTATCGAGCCATTTGCAAATATAGTGGCAAATTATACCTGCTATGATAGAAATTAAGAGTGAAATAAACATATCTAACACATTTACACCTCCTCTCTGTTGCCAGATTGGAGAAAGCAACGGCTTAATTATATCATATAGAGCACCCTTCTAGGGTGCTTTTTTTGGAGGTAACTATGTATGCTAAGATTAAAAAAATTACTGAAAGCTATCCTTGGGTTGTGGCTGCTATTATTGCCATTGTATGCATCACCTGTATATGGTTCATCACCGAACAGCGAAGTCATATTGACACAACAGGAATTCGCAACGCTGAAACAGAACTACAACGAAGTGTTGACTACAATCGACAATCAACTGACTACAATCAACGAATTAGAACAGCAGTTGAAAATAGCCAAACTTTCAACGAGCGAATCGAATCAGCAGTTAATCGAAGCGTTGAATCTAATCAACGAACAGAGGAAGCAGTTGACCGAAGCACGGAACTTGCTACAAGCGCAAGAGAAGATGCTGAACGAGCAAAGAATCTCATTAGCGAAAGCAGAAGCATACTTGAACATGCAGAAAGAAGAAATGAAGAAAACCAAATCAAAACTACAGAAAAGCACACTCCTTAA